CGGAAGATCCTTGGTTAGAGCTTGTCCCGGTGTGTGAGGATTAAGCCATGTATGCAACGGTAAAAGATTTTGTTTTGCGCATCGGAGAGTTTCAAGCGATTCAGCTAACCGACCGTGACCGCGAAGGCGTAGTGAATGAAAGCGTGCTGACTATTGCGCTTTCAGATAGCGCAAGCCAAATCGACGGTTATTTAAGTGCACGTTATCGCTTGCCGTTGCCGACAATTCCGCAAAATCTCACTCGCATTTGTTGTGATTTAACCCGTTACCGCTTGGCAAGTATGTCAGAAGTGACGATTACTGACGAGATTATCACGCGCTATAAATTGAGTTTGAAAGAGCTTGAAGACTTAGCGGCGGGAAAAATCTCCCTCGGTATTGACATTGAAGACGACCAACAAAGTGATGGCAATGTGGTGATGTTTACTAATCCGAACAATAGGATTTTTGGTCGTGATAACCGAAATTGAAAATGCACTGGTTGACCGCTTAACACGTGGTTTGGGACAGCTTGCCAACACGGTGAAAAGCTATGGCGGTGAGTTGGACGACGAAAGCCTTGGCACGGGGCGTTTGCCTATGGTGTTGGTGACGTTCGGTGGCGCACGAATTGAGCCGATGGGAGTGCGCGGTACAGCGTTTCGCACCTCTGCTAAATTTGTGGTCATTGTGGCGGTGCGCTCATTGCGCAGCAACCAAGCTGCACGACAAGGCGGGGTGGATAAACGCGAGGTTGGTGCGAATCAGTTGATTTATGCGGTACGCCGCTTGCTGGATACGCAACGCTTGGGCGGATTAGTTAAGCCGTTAAAACCGCTGGCGATTCGGACGTTGTTTAACAATGCACAATTTCGCACTGAAAAAGTCACGGCGTATGCCATCGAGTATGAAGCCGTGTTTGATGATGTTGCACCACTTGAAGATGGTTTGTATCCGGAAAAAACACAAGACCCGACAAGTCCTGATTTTGTGTTTACCCATTATGCGGCCGAACTCTCCCCGGCGTCGCCAACCCTCGAGCAGGTGGACGGCAAACTGTATGACCCGAACAACAATGCCGAGGTCGGCTTTAGTGTAAAAACAAAGGATAAAAAATGATTGTAAAAGCAGCCCCAGGGGTGAAAGTCCCTTTAGAAAATCAGCCGTATGCCTACATTGAGCAGGAGCCGGTTGAAGTGGATGATTCTTTTTATTATCAGCGTCGTATTGCTGATGGTGACTTAATCGAAGTGCAACCAACCCGCAAGCAAAGAGGTGCAGGCAATGACTAACATTGAATTTGAAAAAATCCCGAATAGCTTACGCAAACCGGGTGTTTATACCGAATACAACGCCAAAGGCGCAGTAACTACACTGCCGACTAACGAGCAGGAAGTGCTAATTGTTGCGCCAATGGTGGGCGGTGCGACGGCATTTACCCAACCGGTGCGTGTGTATTCCGACCTTGACGCGGCGCAGGCATTTGGTGCAGGTTCGTGGGCGCATTTAATGACCCGCATGGCGATTACTAACAACTCCCTCATCCGTTTATCTGTGATGGGTTTAGCGGATAGTTCTTCCGGCGTCGCGGCAAGCGGTAGTTTGGTGTTGACTGGAACCGCCACCACCCAAGGCGTTATGACGGCAACCATTGCCGGTATTGACTACAAAGTCGCTGTGGCAAACGGCGAAAAAGCCAAAGATGTTGCCGCCCGATTAAACGCTGTGATTAACGGTGCGACAGATTGCCCGGCAACGGCATCTGTGAGCGAAAGCACGATTACGCTTACTGCAAAATGCAAAGGCGCCATCGGCAATGAAATTAATTTAACCGCAACAAACACGGCTAAAGACATGACATTGTCCGCAACCGCTTTTGCCAACGGCGCAGAAAATGCGGATTTAGCCCCTGCATTAGCAAGTGTTGCCGGTACGCATTATCACATCATTATTTCGCCGTTTGCGGACGACAAAAATGCAAAATCCTTGCGCGAACACTTGGAAGCCGTGTCCGCTCCGCTTGAGAAGAAACCGGCTATCGGTGTGTTGGCATGGCGCGGCAGTATGGCGACCGGCACAACTTATACCGAAAAAATCAATAGCGAGCGTATCACTTGTGGTTGGTACAAAGGCGCGATTGAATCTCATGCCTTGATTGCTGCCGGGTATGGCGCAGTGATTTCAGGCGAAGAAGACCCGGCACGTCCGTTAAATACCCTTGAAATTAAAGGCTTGACGGAAGTTGACCCGACACAAACCCCGTTATTGACTGAAGCGAATCAAGCGTTATATCACGGTTTAACCACGATTACCGTTGTAAATCATCGTGTCCGCATTATGCGCGCAATCACGACTTACACCAAATCGGCAACTAATACGGATGACCCGAGCTATTTGGATTTAACCACGATTCGTACGCTAGATTATGTGCGTAAAGCCATTGAGCAACGTATTGAGTTGCGTTTCCCACGCGCGAAATTATCCGCCCGTACGCCGGACAAAGTACGGTCTGAAATCCTAGATGTTTTATTGCGTTTGGAAAACGAAGAAATCTTGGAAAACGTGGCGCAGCATAAAGCGAAATTGTTGGTACAACGCAACGGTGTTGACCCGAACCGCTTGGATTGTGTCATCCCGACCGATGTGGTGAACGGATTGCATATTATCGCCAACCGTGTTGATTTAATTTTATAGGAGGCATAGATGGCTCAAGAATTTGCTAGTCTTGGCATTGTCGAAGTGGACGGTCAAGAGATTGACTTAACCAAGTTAGATGTGCGTGTTACCACCGGTCGCAAGCCGGTGAAAACCATCAACCGCAAAGGACGCGTGAAAGGCTTTGCGAAAGGCATTACCGAATATGCGTTGTCACTCACTGTTGTGGTGCCGTTAAACGCGGTAGAGCCTGATTGGGATAACGTGACAGATGCCAAAATCACGGTGGAAGAAGAAAACGGTAAACGAATCTCATACATCGGCTGTTTTACCACCGAAACAGGCACAAGCTATACCGTAGATAGTGAAGAAGTGCGCGATTTGCAAATGGTCGCGTTAGACAAGGTTGAAGAATAATGAAAATCCGTTTGAAACTTGGCGTGCTGTATAACGGCACGCTACATCATGACGTGTTAGTCAAAATTTTGACCGTGGGTGGTGAATGCCAAGCGTTGGAAGTTATCAGTGACCTTGGGTTAAGCGAAAAAGAAACGTTAAACACATCGGAACAAATGCTGGTTGACTTAGCGTATCTTGCACAGCAAGTCGAGTTTGACGGCATACCGCGTGAGGCGGTGACTCCGGCATTCTTGTTGGATAACCTTGCCACTGATGATTATGTGTTGATTAACTATGCAATCAATCAATTGCGAAAAAAGCGCACGGGCGTTTCGGCAGACCAAGAGACGGCAAGCGAAGCGTAAAAAAACGCAATATCAGCGAGGTGTGGCAGGCGTATGAAAACTACCGCTCGGCAACGATTTTGCTGGGTAAGTTTGGATTTACTGCGCAAGCCGTCTGGAATATGTGTCACGCGGAAGTCAGCGCATGGATTAACAGCTATTTAGCGAGTCAAGGCGCGAAAACCCAACATAATACCGACGAATCTACGACGTCCTATACATTTAAGCGTCGTAAAAATAAGGGGGCGTAATGCCCCTTTTTTATTGCTGTTAAATTACGTTTAAACAAGGTTTAAAAATGGCAAATATGGATCTCTCTTTAACACTCAAAGCGAAAGACTACGCCAGTGGCGTGGTGAAAAGCGTGGAAAACAGTGTTAGCAAATCAACCAAAAATATCGAAAATCAAGCCCAACGCAGTGCCACCACGCAACAAAGAGCGATGCGTCAAACGGCACAAGTGACGGAACAAAGCTACCGCCAAATCCAACAAGCGGCACGCAATCGCGAAATGCTGGGGGTGCGTAGTGAGCGCAGTATCCAGAGCGAAATCAACCGCACCCGCGTGGCATACGACCAATTAAAACGCAGTGGCATTGCTTCCGGGCGTGAATTAGACCGCGCCGCTGTGGCGACAAAACGCCGTATTGCGGAGTTAAACGCGGAAATGGGCAAAGTCTCCATGGGGCAACGGTTAGGCAACATCGGGCGTGGCGTTGCTGGTTTGGTTGCAGGCGGAACAGCGGCGGGTATGGTGCTGGCGCAACCGATGAAAAAGCAAATGGATTACGACCGAGCCCTTGCGATGACCTCCAACACCGCATTCGCCGAGCGTGATGTGGCGGGGCGCATTGCAGGTAAAGCAGAGCTAAATAATGCCGTAAAAAGCGCAGTAGAAATCGGTGGCGGAACGAAGGAAGATGCTTTGGGCGCATTGGATACTATGCTTGCTAGTGGCGCAGTAAAAGCCGATACCGCTATGAAATTATTACCAACGCTACAAAAAGGCGCGACGGCAACGGGCGCAAGTACCGATGATTTGGCGAAAATCGCCATTTCGGCGATGCAGCAGTTTGACATCGGCGAAGATAAAATCGGCGAAGTGTTAGATAAAGCCGTTGCAGCAGGTCAGGCGGGTAACTTTGAATTAGCGGATATGGCGCGTTGGTTACCTCAACAAATGGCGGCTGGGAAATCTGCCGGTTTAAAAGGTATGTCGGGGTTTGAGGCATTATTGGTCGCCAACCAACAGGCGCGTGTAACTGCCGGAACATCAGATGAAGCGGGAAATAACTTAGTCAATTTACTTGCAAAATTAACATCAAAAGAAACCTCAGACCGCTTTCGAAAACTCGACATAAAAGGCAAGGATGGTAAAGACCATGGGGTGGATTTTATCGCCTCAATGGAAGCTCAGAAGAAAAAAGGTAAAAACTCCATCGAAGCCTTTATGAGCATTATGGATCAGGTGATTGGTCAGGATGGTAAGTACCAGGCTCTGCAGAAAAAACTTAAAAGCGCTAAAAAAGAGGATCAAGCTCAAGTCTTAAACGAAATGACGAACTTGGTGGAAGGCACAGCAATCGGGCAAATCATTTCAGACCGCCAAGCATTAATGGCGTTATTGGGTATTCGTAACAACGTGAGCCTTGGTAAAGAAGTGAAAGAAAGCCTGGATAAAAGCGAAGGTGCGGTGGATACCTCTCATGCGGTGATTAAAGATACCAACAGCTACAAAGTAGAAGACGCAAAAAATAACGTAGATTTCGTACAAATGGAAGGCATGAAGGGCTTTAATGATGCCTTGGGTGATGTAAGTGTGAAAATTGCCGAATATGCCAAAGCTTATCCTGACTTAACAGGCAAGATTGTGACTGCCGGTACCGTAGTCGCCGCATTAAGCGCAGCCGCTATTACTGCGGCAGGGTCTTTGCGATTATTAGGAGGCAAAGGCGGTTTGGGACTTGGTGTTGGTGATGTCTTGAGTAAAGGTGCGGGTGTAACCGGTTCGGCTGGTGGCGTTGCAACTGCGGCGAATACATCAAAAATGGGACGTCTTGCTAAGTTTGGGCGAGGCAGTTTGCCGTTGTTAGTTTTTGGCGCAATGCTTGAAGGGTCGGAAAATTACGCCCCTTATATGGCAAAACAAGAAGAAAGACAAGAAACCTTGGATGCCGCAACAAAAGACGAAAAACAAAAGTTCTATGCAGCAGCCTATCCAAGCAAATCGGTGTTTCAGTATGCCCCGCCTGTCCCTACGCCTGAAAAGTCAGTTTGGTCTTTAGCGAGTGGCGGTTATGCACTTGGTGATGCCGCTAAACGAAAAGAGATTGCCGACGAACGCTTAAAGCGAGGCACATTAACACAAGATGAGTATAACCGCCGTGTGCAAGTACCTGACTATAAAGCTGAATTTCAGCAATTAGGCACAACCATCAGCGAAGGGATGAAACAAGCGGTGGAAAGTCAAAATTTCACCATTCAAAATCAAATTCGCGTGGACTTAGACGGTCGGACAATTGCCGAAAACACGTCCGAAAACCAATACCGAGAACTTAAACGGGGGTAAAAATGAAAGGTTGGACAATGCCAATCCAGCAGGCATCTTATCGCGGTGTGCGGTTTGATGTGGTAAGTGTGGATGATAACTTAGAGCGCGCCACCATTACGCATGCGTATCCATTCGTAAACGGGGGCGATATTGAGGATTTAGGTTTAAATCCGCTCACCATCCAACTGCAAGCCGTGTTTTATGGTGAGGGGTATTACACCGATTTTAAACGCTTTTTATCCGCCCTGGAAAAACAAGGTGCGGCGGTATTGGTGCATCCGATTCGTGGTCGCTTGCAAAATATGCTTTGCACCTCGGCTTATTTTCACCATGAAGCGGATTTTGTGGATTATGTCACAGTCAGTTTAAGTTTTCAGGAAGCCACTCCGGCAAAACCGATCTTCTTGTTTAACTTTTCTGTGCTTGGTTTGATTGATGAGTTATTAACTAAACTAGAAGACTTGGTAGATGATGTATTAGAGCTGTATGGATTCTTTATGGAGGGGATTTCTTTCGCAGCTAATGTCAAATCACGTTTATTAGGCTCGTTTGGTGCGCTTTACGGCTGTTTTGAGCAGGTGCGCGATATGTTTGATATGGACAAGAAAAAGCACGTTATTTCCGCCAATACACCATCATCAAAAGACGCATTCAGACAACAAGGTGGCAATGCCGTGCGTGAGATAGCGAGCATGATTCGCGATGGCTTAACGACCATTGCCAACCGTGACGACTTAACCGTGCGAGCAAAATTTGATGATGTCACTCGCACCGTAAAAAGCCTATTAGAAATTGCACCGAATTTAAGCAATGGCAAAAACAGCAAATCAAATACCTTGAAATCATTAACGTCATCCTTGACGGCGCAAGACACTAAAGAAATCTTCTGCGCTGTGCAGTTGTTGGCGACGGTGAATGTGTTGAAAATCGCCACTCAGTTTATTGAGGACGATTCGTTAATTCCGTCCGAAATTGATTACATCGTGACGGAATCGCGCTTGCAAGCCTTGGCAGCGTTGAATACCGTGCGTGCGTTAGTGCAGGCTGAGCAAAACGCGATGACATTAAATTACGTTAAAGATGATTTTGGTTTGATGTCATTAAGTGTGAAAAAACAAACAGACGCAAGACAACTGCAAACACCAAATACGGGGCTTTATACTCAGGCTTACAAAACGGCAGAAAAACTGCGTCAACAAAGCCATAAATTAACGCAGTTAGCCTTGGCAGCGATTAATCGCAAGCCCCCATTAATTATTCGCACAGCGGAATTTGATAGCACAATCCAGCAGGTAGCTCATGCTTTTTATGGCGACTACACACGCGCTGGTGAGCTGTTGCGCCTGAATCCGCACATCCGTTACCCGAATTTTATTGCACGAGGTGAGGTACTTAATGGCTACGCAAAATAACGGCTACCAGTTTAACAATGAGATTGTGGTTGAGATTGACGGCAAACAGCACAAAAACTGGAAAAGCTACGACATTGACAGCGATTTTTTGATTCCTGCGGATGCCTTTAATTTCAGTATTGGCGTGCCGTCAGACAATACTGTTTTAGCGGATTATTCAGGCAAAACGGCAAAAGTGCTGATTAACGGTGAGCTTGTACTGACGGGCATTGTTGACACTACACAACATTCTATTTCAAAAACCGACCGCACTTTTAGTTTAAATGGGCGCGACAAAGCGTCTATTTTAGTGGATTGCTCCGCACCGATTACCAATGTTAAAGGTTTGACGGTGTTAGATGCGATTAAAAAAATAGTGGAGCCGCTAGGCATTAAAAAAGTCGAATTGCGTGCCGAATCTAATCCAACGTTAGATAAAGTTGACATCGACATTGGTGAAACCGCGTGGAATGCACTTATCCATTGTGCTAATTCGGCGGGGTTGCACGCATGGTTTGATCCTGCCGGCACGTTGATTGTGGGCGGTGCGGATTACTCTACGCCTCCGGTGGCGACATTGTGTTGTGCGAAAAACGGCAAACGCAACAATTTCACGCAGGCAAGCCTAACTACCGACGTGTCGCAAAGCTTTTCAGAAATCACGTTTTTGGCGCAACGGCACGGGCGAAGCGGTGATGACAATAAAAACGATCTGAAATGGGTGTTTAAAGATGATGCTGTTGAGACCTACAAACCGAAAACCGTGATTGTGCCGGATGTGGAAAACTTAGAAGCTCTGAAAAAATGGGCAAAGAAATACATTTCGGACAGTATTTTAAACAGTTTTACTTTGACGATTACCGTGCCTGACCACAAAACGCAGGACGGTGTGTTGTGGACGCCTGGGCAACGGGTGCATGTGATTTGCGAAGAATACGACATTGACGCGATTTTCTTTCTGATGGGTCGCCGTTTTGCCTTAAGCCGGCAAGGCGGTACAACCACGGAACTACGCTTAAAACAAGACGGTGTGTGGACGCCTGACGCTTATGCGAACAAATCTAAAGAGGCACGTAAGCGAAAAGGTAAAAAAAGCAAGAAAAAGAAAGGCGATTTAATTGTATTAGATGGGGATTAATATGCGACGACTAGGACAGGCAATAAGACAACAAGCAGAAACCGCCTTGGGCGCAGTACGCCAAGCCTTTCGCGGAAAGTTGAATTTAGTCAAAAGTGCGGACAATATCCAAAAAGTGCAGGTGTCCGGATTGGCAGATGAAACCTTACAAGACGTGGAATTGATGCAACAATTCGGCTTAACGTCTGTGCCGCCTGCGGGAACGCAAGTGGTGGTATTGCCGATGGGCGGGGAGACAACCCACTCCATCGTGATTGCCACGGAAAACGGTTCTTTTCGGGTTAAAAATTTAAAATCGGGTGAGACCGCTGTTTATGACGAAAGCGGAAGCACGATTATTTTAAAACAAGGTCGATTAATCGAAATTGATTGTGATATATTAAAAATAACCGCCACGACCAAAGTTGAGATCAGTAGTCCGATTGTTGAGACAGACCATGTGTTTACTGCGCAAGGTCAAATCAACGGCAACGGTGGCATGGCCGTTCAAGGCGGTTCTGGTGCGTCATTTACCGGTAACGTAACGCAAACAAAAGGTAGCTTTACTACTGATGGCGACGTGACTGCCAACGGTAAATCCCTTGTCAGCCACACCCACCCCGGGGATAGTGGTGGCGTGACCGGAAAACCTATATAAATGAACTTAAGGCGGTGTGGAACTCTCTCCCCGCCTTTTTCTTTCCCCTTTCTTTTACTCTGCCCGCATGGACAGAGAAATCAGCCCGCTTACCGGGGACTATACAAATTCGCATATCAGTACACTGCAAAATGCTGTGTATATCAGACTGACTACACCTTTAGGCTCGTGGTGGGCAAATGGGCGTGTAGGTTCTCTGCTCCATACTATTCAGCGAGAAAAGGATTTAAGCCGTGTGGGCATGTTGGCACAACAATACGCCGAAGAGGCATTGCAACCGTTACTTGATGACGGTCGAGCCAGCAAAATTGTTGTTACTCACGAACAACCACACAACGGCAGAGTGATTCTTTCTATTTCTGTAACCGACAGCCGGGGCGAACAATACACTTTTAAACACCCCGTAAACGTCATTTAAAAGGTGTTTAAATCGTGTTTATCGTGCCAACTCTCGAAGAAATCCGTGCCAGTATTCTGCGGGATTACCAAACTTATTATCCAAATGCCGACACGTCCGAAGACAGTGACGCTTATGCACGTGCCAGTAGTTTGGCCGCCTGTGCAGAAGGGATTTATGCACATCAAAAATGGCTAATTAAACAGTTTTTCCCTGACACTGCCGACACTGCATTTTTGGAGAAACACGCAGGATTACGTGGTTTACGTCGTCGTAACGCCACTTATGCAGCAGGCAAAGGCGCCACTATTAGCGGCAATCCTGATGCTGTAATTGCCGTAGGGCTACAAATCAAAACTGAAGATGGGCGTTTTTATGAGACAACCGAAAGTGCGGTGATTTCCTCCGGTGGCACTGCGGTTGTTGCGGTGCGCTCCCTTGCTACGGGCGCAGCGCAAAATATTAAAACCGCTATAAAAGGATCGTTTATGGCGGCGCCAGTTGGCGTGAGCACGGATGTTGTATTAAATGATGTGGTTGGGGCGACCAATGCCGAAAGCGATAGTTCATTGTTGGAGCGTTTGCTTAATAAAATCCGCCGACCCGCAGCAGGTGGCAATAAATACGATTACAAAGACTGGGCGTTAGAGGTGGATGGCGTTGAACAAGCGTATGTTTACCCGCTACGCCGAGGGCTTGGCACAGTAGATATTGCGATTACGGCCGATAATGGCGTGCCAAGTGATGACACTGTACGCCGCGCACAAGAATATATCGACCAAGAGCGCCCGGTAACCGCAAAAGAAAGCAAAGTCGTTAAACCAGATGTAACAAAAGTCAATTTTAACATCCAAGTGAAAATCAGTGGTGTGGCATTAAATGACATTAAAACCGCTATTCGCAATGCTCTGACTGATTATTTTAACGGTTTGATTCCGGGCGATGACTTGATTGTGTCGCAATGCGAAGCGGTGGTGAGTGATTTAATCGGCGTGGTTGACCGCCGTTTTGTTGCCCCGAATACCAACCGCAAAGCGGACATTATCAACAAAATCGAATGGTTCCGCCTTGGTGATGTGAATGTAACGGAGATGGCCTAATGCAACATGCTAACGTGCTAAAACAGCTTTATCCGCCGGTAAGTTACAACATCAACGGAGAACATTTTATCGCACAATGCGAAGTGGACGGCAATGCGTTTGACCGTTTACAACAAAGTGCGGTGGAAATTTTAAGCGTTATCGAACCAGCCACATCAAACCAAATGTTAGCCGATTGGGAACGCATTTGTGGGATTAAAACGGATTTAAGCAAATCTTATCAAGAGCGCGTTAAACGAGTCATCGTGCAACTTAATGCCGTGGGTGGCTTGTCTATCCCATACTTTACGCGCATCGCCGAAAGTATCGGTTATCAAATCCAAATCAAAGAGTTTTCGCCGCTACAAAATGACCTGCCTAATCCCGGTGACTTAGTGAAATTTCGCAATGAGCCGCGTGAGAGCTTGATTTATATGTGGCGGGTGACGGTGTTAAACGGTGACGACAATATTGTGTATTTCCGCGCTGGAAGTTCGTTTGCCGGTGATCACCTAGTCGAATTTGGTGATCCGATAATTGAAGAGTTCTTCAGAGACTTAAAACCCGCTCATACATACTGTTACTTTGCATATCAATAGAGACCAAAAAAAATGAAAACGTTACTACCCGAAATTAATTCCGCTGACAAGCGCTTTCATGCCGGTAATCCCGCAACAGGTGAGCAAGGCACACGCGTGACAGACACGTGGCTTAACGACGTTCAAGACCGTGTGCGAGACGTGCAAGCGGAAGCGCATTATGTGTTACAAAAAGCGGGATTTACCCCGAAGGCAGAAACACAAACGCAGTTATATCAAGCGATTGTGAAAATCATTGATGATAACAGAAAGTCCGCCAGCACAACGCAAAAAGGCGAGGTGCAACTTTATTCCGGCTATGATTCGGAATCAGAAGAAATGGCTGCTACACCTAAGGTCATTAAAATCCTGAAAGGCTTTATTGATTCGGTTGTACGTAGTTTGACAAATTACATCCCCAACAGCAAAAAATCATCAGCCGTTAACAGTAATAGCTCAGACACAGTGGCAACAAGTGCGGCTGTTAAAATGGCGAATGATAACGCTAACGACCGCGTAGCCAAATCGGGCGATACGATGACAGGCAATTTGTCTCTTAAACAAGGCAATTATAGTGGCCTTAATGTATACAACAATGATGGCTATTATACTCGACTTGAGGGTAATCCTCACAATGCCAATAACTTATTGACATTTGTTTATCGAACACCACAAGGCGCCAACATAGCCTCCGTAGGTTTTCCCAAAAAAAATGGCACAATCGCTTATATTGATGATGTAGTTCTTAAAAGCGGTGATTCTATGACTGGTATTTTGTATTCCGTGGGCATTTCGTCCAAACATTATGGGTATGGCGCCTATGATCATCAATATACAAGCGGTGCCCCGTTTTTAGTTAACGCCGAAGGGTCGCAAAACCGTGATACATATCATCCATTTGTCAAAGGGTTGGTGCGGTCAAAAGGACGTTATGGCGCAGGGTTTTCTTTTGGTTACACAACTAAACAAGGTGCAGGTGATGGCTTTGGGCGAGGAATTATTAATCTCATTGAAGATAACGGTACAAGTAAAAATTGGGGCTTCGAACATAATGGCGACTTTTATTCTGCCGGTGATATTAGAACATCGAGTGGTAAGTCTTTAAATACTGCCGTACAGCTCAGTGATTATCGCTCTCAATGGGGACAGACAGGATGGGTTAAATTGCCTAATGGGCTAATTTTACAATGGGGGAAGACACCAGTAATTCATGATGAAAATAGCACCGATATTGTTTTCCCAATCGCATTCCCGAATAAGGTTTTAAATATTCAGTTGACCGAAAATCAAATGCGTACCGTTGCAGCACATGCCACACACTTGGCAGCGCTTAATGTAACTAATTCAAAATTCACATTCAAAATTAATTCCACTTTGCCTATTGATTCATCGGCGGATTGGTTTGCTATTGGATATTAATGAGGTTTAAAAAATGTATTTTTACGACAAAACCACAAATGGATTCTATATAGAGGGTTTACACGAAATTCCTCAAGGCGCGACGGGAATTAGCGAAGAAACCTACCGCACTTTATTAGATGGACAAGCCGCCGGTAAGCAAATTATTGCCAATAAGCAAGGTAATCCAGTTTTAGTTGACCCACAACCAAGTGACGCACATGAATTAAATCTTGATACGCTGACGTGGGAAATTTCAGGCGAAAAACAAACCGCACTTTTAACAGAAAAGCGCAACCGCCTAATCGAGCAAATTGACAGCCACGCGGCAGCAATTTATAGCACTTGGACACGGTTTGAAAGCGAATACCGTGAACGTCAAGCAGCAGCTGAAGCCTACAAATCCGCAAATTATGAAGGGGACTGTAGTCGTTATATCACCGATTTTGCTCTACGTGCTGGGTTGGATAATAAGGCTGCGACAAATCTTATCTTAATGCAAGCTGCTGGGCTGGAGAAACTACTGGTTGAGCTGGCTAACCAGCGCATGCGCAAGTATGAGCTCAAAGCACCTAATCTCAAACTTGAGCAAATGCAGTCAATCTATGATGACATCATCAAACAAATGGATCACTTAATGGAGGCGTATAACAATGGCTGATAAGGTTTATTTAGCACTTTACAAACACAAACGCTCTTTCCTTAAAGAACCGCTTAAAGCGATCGCAGATGCAATAACGCGCTTTCTAACAAAAGGTAAATACTCCCATTGCGAGCTGGTTA